TTGTTTTCACATACTTTTGAAGTTGTGATGTTGCAGCTACTGCAATGGTCTGTTTTACATCTGTTTGCATTTATTCTCCTTAGTCGTGAGCTCCCGAAGGAGCTCACATTATTTTATTAGCTTAAGTTTCTATTTTGAAGGTATTGAACCGTCAAAACACCAGTGCCACTACCGCCGGCAACAGAGTCAACATAGATAGTAACATCAGATGTACCAATGTCTTTCCAACTTGCTTCTGTTCCAGTATAGGCTGCAGTTACTCTGTGATTTCCCACAACTGTAGCTGGTAAACCATCACAATACAGATCACCATCTGAAGATGTTCCAATATCAAGTGTATTAGTCCCACCATCCCAAGCAGTTTGTATCAAAACATAAAAATTTATGATTTGGCTGTTTGCTGGAATAATAATAGAAGTGGCTGTATTAGCAGCAAGTTCAGTAATCGCTGCTGATTGAGCGCATACTAATGTACCAACATTAGCTGATGCTCCTTCTCTAATTGTTCCGGCTTTTACTGGTCCGGAAAATGTAGTTGTACCCATAATTATAATCCTCCTAGTTTATATGATGTAGTCTTTAGGCCGTCGACTATACTCGTCTACATCAAATTAATAATTGTATAGTAATTAATCTATAACGTAGATTTACGCTTAGCGCAAGGTATCCTGTAGTAAAAAGTTGATTTTTGATAGCGCTTAAGTGGCTATCGAAACTTCGGGCTTGGCCTCGTGTATTTTAGTTTGAAGTGTTTGTTCTTCAAACTCTTTGGCAATAATCTGTTTAACAATTTCCTGAATTTTTTTATCAATATATCCCATATGCAAAGTATATCTACCTTCCTTCAGGTGCTCCTGTTGCCACTCTAGTTCCAAGGACCGTTTCGTAGTGTATAGGTCTTCGGTCATTGATAACCTCCTCATAAGTTATCCATTTACCAGTTTTACTAGTAAATCCATCAGATTCAAACTTTACCTCATTTTTTCCTAGTTTGTCAAGGATTGCTTTTTCTATATCTATAGCTGTATCGTTACATCTGACATTAAAATCAGCATAATAGCCATGATAGCGAATCTGTACTCTGAAGTTTTTCATAGTGAATTTCTTACTTTATAGTCGAAATGAGGCGACTTTGTGGCCGCCTCATCTCTAATTTGATTACGTACCTTCTACGCCAAATATACCTCTAGGATCGGATACTCCAAACGAGTATCTTTCTCTAGCTTTATATCTAACATTTCCAGTGTCGAAGTCACCTTCCATTGCGGTATTTAATGGAGCTCTAACAAACATTTTCATGCCGTTAGGAACGTCAGTGATAAGATACCAAGAATCAGCATCAGTTAGGTAATTGTTCACTCTGTATCCTTGAGGAATCATTCCCATACTGTTTACTGCATTGATGTCATTATCAGCTGTTCCAGTTCTACCTTGAGATTTCATCAATCTCTCTGCATTGAATTGGTTTTCTGGTGGAATAATCATTTTAACACCTTTAGCCGCGATTAAAAGTCCACGTTCGTCAGTCATCTCTCCGATATCAATCAAAGATTGTTCTAGCGACGTTTCATTTAAGTCAGCTTGTGTGTCTAATGTATTCGAGAAAACACCATTCAAAGTTGGATGCGAAGTACTAAATAATGAAACACCATCACCTGAATCATAACCATCAGTCGTTGGTAGACCGTTGATTAGAGGGTTGACAGCTTTCACCTGTTTAGCGTTCGCCATGGAACGAGCTAAAGCTTTCGTATAACGAGAAGCGAGTCTATCGTAGAGATTATCTTCGATAGCTTCTTCTGTAATAGCAAAAGCAAGAGCCATTGTTTCATGAGTGTAACGAGCCGTGAATGTTTCCTGTGCTTGGTCAAAAGATATTCCTTGACCTTCAGCCTTCACTTGTGCATTTCCAAATCCTGATAACATTACTTCCTCTTCGAAAGCCCTGTCAGAAGATTCGATGTTATAAATTTCAGCATGCTGATTTTCATAACGCTTGTACTCAAGTCCAAATAATGCATTTAGACCTGGTTCTAGTTCTTTCACTAGTTGTGATCGAGATATAGCCATAGTTTAAATACTCCTATTATACTGCACTTGAAGTGAACAAATTTGCACGAGCTGAGCCTACAACAATCACATTACATCCAACCGCTGAAACATCGTTGTTTTCAGGGTCTTCTGCTGATCTCACTAATCTCCACATATAACCGTCATTGTCGGCTGCTATGTTAAGATCTGCTATAGATTGCCCGCTTACTGCGCTGGCAAGTGTATTGTTGTTACAGTTCATTCTTCGGCCTGTCATTGCAATTGTTACTGCGGCATCCGCTTTACAAAGATATTCTTGAAAAGGGTTGTCGTTAACAAAAGCAAAACCATCGGTACTGTTATCGTCCGTATTTGGATTTGCAGCAAAAGTGGTACTCGCAGCTACAGTGTTTGCCCAAGTTGGTTTGTTTGTAGTGTTCGCAACATAAAATGCGCCATTAAAAACTCCAATTAGGGGTGTTGATGTTACTGGTGAGTCAACATTGTAAGATGCTCCTCCAGTTCCAGTGTCATCAGTTGTAGCCGGAGATGCGTCCTGTACATACCCTTCATCTCCAGAAGAATTCTGAAGAGAAACTGGGTCATTTTGACAGATCGCTACACCTAAGCCGCTTTTAATTTTGTACTTTGAATCCCCAGATGTAGCCGGTGTATTACCAAGCGTCATCACAGGAACAAAGCCAAAACCAGTTGTCGAAGCGTTAGCCATATTGTTCTCCTTTGTTCATAGTTTTACCTATGAACGGTTAATTAAAATCGATGATAGGGAATTGGTTGTTATCCCGAGAAAACTAAGTTTTCTTTGTACCACCGAAGGTTACACGAGACTGCCTTTCAACATTGATAGGCATACTCTTATGTTGCTCCCTCATTAGATCGTTTTCGATTGCTTCGTCCATCCCATCCGTACGTTTTTTAATGTACGCTGTTCTGGCTGCGGCGATCTCTTCAGGTACCTTTGCAAGCAAAAGGCCACCGACCCCAATCATCCCCTTGTATTTCCCCGATTCAATCACCGGGTAGTCAGAGGCATTTTCTATTTCTTCGGCTCTTACTAATTCATAACCAGATCGTAATCGACCTTGTATATTTTTAGTATCGTCGAATCCCATAGATTCTGCTCTGATCCATCTGTACCTGAATCCATCAGGCGCAGGGGGTGCATCTAGAGAAGATGGAGGAACCCACACTTTTGGTCTTTCAGTCTTTGACCGTGTTTGGCTCGCACGAGAAGTTTTTTCTTTGTCTTTGTTCATACGCTATACCTCCTTCGTGAGTTGTCTTAATTGTTTTGCGTAGTCTTCGAGTGGCACACCTAATTTTTTCGCGATAGCGACTTGTGAAGGTGTGAGTTTCACAGTTTGGCGACCAGGTTTTACGCTTCTATTTGCAGAAGCCACCGACTGAACGGGCCTAGTCGTTTGTATAGTTTCACTTTTACCAAATTTATGAGGAAAGTCAACACGTATTCTCTTGTCGATTTCTTCATAATACTCTTCAGACTTTGGATCCATTCCTTCAGCCATTAAATCCTTATGATGTTCAAAAGCAGTAAAGGTCATTGGTCGGTCTTTTCCGAACCATCGATTGTCTGCTGCCCAGGCTTCTGCCTTAGGATCTGTTGGTTGATAAGGTAATTTTTCCGGCGTATCTATTGGTAATTTACCACCGTCAGATAGTTTGACGTCTTCTTCTCTACCTTCTTTTTGTTGCTGCATTTTCGCATTCTCAAACGCCAATGTAGCAATTCGCTTGTTAGCATCCACTTGAGCTTTTGCATCTCCAGCTTCGATCGCTAGTGCTAATTCTTTTTGCGCAGCTTCCATGCCGGTTGTTACATTCGTCTCAAATCGTTTCCAATAATCAGTATCTAGTTTTTTAAACCTCTTCTGATTATCAGCTTTTTCGACTTCTAAAGCTCGTGCATATTCAGTTGCCGCCTCCCTTTGGCGTTCTGCTTCACGCATTTTTCGAGTCAGCTTGGCAATACGAGATTGTACTCCCTTACTATACTCTGCAAGCTTAGTGTCTTCGTCCTTCGGCGCTTCTTCTTTTTTCTTTTCTTTTGGTTCTTGTTCCGTGTTTTCTGATTCTTTCTCCTCGGTCATCACAACTGTTGGTTCTTTGTCCTTCGTATCTACGATGGACTCATCCTTCTCATCGGGCACTTTGACCTCGGCGCCCGGACCAGACGTATCAATATCAACAGTCTTT